CCGTGGTGGTGGTGGACTACTTGCAACTCATGGAGGATACCAGCGCCCGGAAGTCCGACACGCGGGAGGGCGTTTTGGCCTCAATCAGTCGCCGTCAGAAGCGTTTGGCTCGCCGGACAGGGAAAGTGATCCTGACAGCCTCGCAGCTCAACGACAGCGGCAAACTCCGCGAAAGCCGGGCCATCGGACAGGACGCCGACAAGGTTATGATGCTCAAGAAGTTCGCCGATGAGGACTCGGAAACCGGCTTTAACGACGAGAAGCGCAATCTCTGGTGCGAGAAGAACCGGGGCGGGAAGCGTCATTGGGAGCTTCCGCTTTTGTTCCTTGGCTCAATTTTTCAATTCCGCGAACCATGAACTTTCTCCCTCGCCCACTCGTTCAACCGGAGCCTCCAGACCTCGCCGCGCAACTGGAGGCCAAAATCGCCGCCATGCTCGCCATCCCGCCAGTTGAGCCTTCGCCGAAAAAGGAGCGAAAGCCACGTTTCCGCAACGGCATGGCTGCAATCGCAGAATGGGAGGAAGCACCATGATCTCCCCACCCCAAGCTGCCACCAGTGACATTGTTCGGCGGTTGCATTCGTTTCCCGTTGGCGGAGACGAGCCACTGCATATTTGCAGTCCTGCTTGCTGGTGCTACCCCGTGCGAGACAAGGAGCAGCCGCTACTGTGGATACACAACGCCAGCGACTGCCGAGAGGCAAAAGAACGAGCAGGTCGCACCGACTTGTTGGCGGCTGATTCCCTTTGGGTGCTAGCATTTGAAAACGTGGAGCCGGTCTGTCGAAGGTGCGGCAATCGAGGGCAAATAGTCGTCCTGGGATTTGTCGTCGATTGTCCAGAGTGCGTTACGCCGAACGCTTCGGATCAGGCGACGGCGAGCGCAAAACTAAACCAACACGACAGATGACATCCGAGCCGTTGCCTGCATCCGTTTTGTTCGGCGATTGGGTGCTTTGCTCTCAATCGCTGCCCGCAGATCAAGTGTGTGTCTTGGTGGTGTCTGCTCATGGCAAAAAAGTCGTGATGTATCGCGAGCGCGGAGTGTGGGTTGAGGGACTCACAACGGCACACTGGGAGCCAACACACTGGACGCCATTGCCGCCTTCGCCGAACGATCAAGTGGAGCTACCGCCGAAAAGTGGCTCCGACTTCAAGAGAGACGTTCCCAGCGGCTAGCTCTCACGCCTTGTTCTCGCTCTTCCGAAATACCAACCAAACACCTATATGAAATACTACGATATGACACCAATTGCCAAGGCTCACTCCAATGGAATGCTTGGAGGTCGCCCCGCCGCCCAGCATGAAGAAAACGTCATCGGAGGAAAAGTCCATGGGATGCCGATCTCCCGCAATGAACAGCGAGTCGTCTCTGTCTGGAAATGCGCTTCGATCTGGCAACGCTTGCAATTCCTGATCCACGGCGAAATCACGCTGACGGTTCTTGGGGTAATTCATCCCGCCGTCTGCGTGTCGGTGAACGATACCCTTTCTTGCGAGAACACCAAGCTCGGCAACTAGCGAGCCTTAGCGAGTTGGCTGCATCTCATGGTTAGCTGGCTTGTCTGGCACTTTGAAAACGCGGCAGCGAGAGGGTGATGAAAATAAATCAAAGACCTGTTGCAATCCCAATCGGCTTGGGTTATTTATGGGGCGTTATGAAACTCTACAACATCACATCGGAAACGAAAGCATTCACGCAGGGCGCTCCATCATGGGACGCTCTCCTGGCAACGTTGGAAACATTCAGCGAAGGCGCACTTCGCGACTTGTTCGGGCCGCCCTACGCCACCGGCAAAACGTGGTATCTCAAAGCCGCACCAATAAAAGGTGGAGCCGAGAAGCAGATCGAGGTCCGCATCGACGGGCTTGGATGGACAGAAGCAACCCTCGTTAAGCCATGAACGCATCAGTGAAAAAGCGTCTAGCCTCGGCCTGCAAAATGGGGCCAGAATACGCCGAAAGCGTGAAGCGATACCTTGCCAGCATCGGCACAAAAGGTGGCAAGGCCAAAAGCGAGGCAAAGGCAGCCGCCGCAAAAGCAAACGGCGCAAAAGGCGGACGGCCTCGGAAAACACCGAAGGCCGAGACGCCTTCTGAGCCAGCTAACACCCAGCTCGGCAACTAGCGATCCTCGGCGAGTGAGTTTGCCACAGCGCCACGTTCGACGCAAAAAGCCCCCGCCAGCTAAGGCGAGGGCTTCGAGGTGCGGAGATTAGGCTTTGGCTTTCTTTTTAGCCCACCTCGCCTGGGCAGCCTTCCGCATCGCAGCCGAGCGGTCAGCCTTTGAGACGCCAGACCAGCGAGCTTTTCCGCCGTTTCGCTGCATGTCGGAGGTTGGGTGGCCGCATTTTGGGCAGGTGGCACTCATCGGGCAGCAATAAGGTAAGCAGCCAAAACGGCAGCGTTGATGATGACAAACGCGACGAACAGCCGGACAGCCCAGCGCGGCGGGTCTTCGTCGGAGCGGCGAGAGACAAACAACGGCGGGGCAGGCTCGAATAGTTTGCAGGATGGCGAGAGGCTGGATTTAAGGTCCACAAGTCGAGCCGTAAGGTCGATGTGGCGGAGCTGGTCAGGTGGGAGGGTGGTCATGGTCGTGGGTGAGGTGTTGCCCGCGTGAAGGATGCGCGGCCCCCGTGGGTGGTTAAATCTCAATGGAGGAAACAGGGGAGGCGGTAGCGATTTCGAGGCTGTTAGCCTCCGCAAATGAGCGGCGGCACCGAAGGCGGAAAACCACATCATAATCGAGAGCTACGGAAGGGTTTTTGACCGATCCACCCGACGAGCGAAACGTCCCAGCCGCGAGACTGACATCATTGGGCATTTGGACGCGGTAATCACGGCCTCGACGCTGCGCGAGGACGTAGCCGCCAATCTGACAAATGCTGCCCTTGGTGGGGATTTTGTCATACGGCACCAGTGCGTCCACCTCATCCGATTTAGCGCCGAACAGCTCCACGATGCGAGCGCGGGCAGTGTCGTTGTCTGGCAGCACCCAATTTCCCCCTGCGAATTTGCCGCCCAACTCCTTCCACACTTTGTTGTTGTCCTCGGAATACGGGCCGGTGATGATGATTTTGCCGTCGTTAACATTGATGGTCGTTTGCATTATTTACTCGGAGCATCTCACTCCGCGCCCTGCTTGTTTCACCGGGTTCGTGATGTGGCATAATACAAGCAAGCTCGTATTGCGCAATGGAATTTTGAGGAAATGGAGAAATAATTCCCGCTTGCCATCTCCGCCGATGGATGAACCATGAGCCGTGAACATCATCTCAAAGGCTCAACGATACGTCTCAAAATACGGCGGCATTTCTGGCGCATCCGCAGCTCTTGGAATACCTCGCTCTACGCTCAGAGGATGGCTTGCTAAACCAGCAATGAAGCGGAAGAAAACCGCGCCAAAAATCACGCCGCCAAAAGGTGCCTGGATGCAGAGCTTGCACCACGAGACAGCGCATTACATTGTGAACGGCCTCCCGGCATGCTCAGGTTCACCAAACGGAGCGAAGGTCAACGCGGGCGACAGGTGGCTTGCATGGGACAAATGCGTCAGGAAATGCCTCCGGTGCATGCACCACGCGGAACAGTAATCTAACTTCTATAAAACAAACTCTGCCAAATGTGTTTTATAGGCAAGCCGAAGCGGTGAGCTTGCTTTTTCTAAAATATCCGACATCGTAGATTCATGCCAGCATTGAAAAACCAAAAACATGAGGCGTTCGCCCAGGCGGTCGCACTTGGAATGCCCGCTAGTCAGGCTTACGTCCAGTGCGTTTCTATCGGCAAAGCTTGCTCGGATCGGACGGCAGAAGTCACAGGCTCAAAATTGACTAAAACGTCTGAGATTGCTCTGAGAATTGCAGAATTGAGAAAAGCCACAGGTGACGCGGTGGATAAAAAATGGAAGCTCAACCGTGAGCAATGGCTCGACCGGCTCGAAACCATTGCGAACAAAGCGGAGGAAGCGGAGGATTTTTCAGCCTCAACCAAAGCCCTAACTGAAGTCGGCAAGGCGTCAGGCTGGTATGAGCCGGAGAAGCACGAATTGACGATCAATGTTATCATCGGCGGCAATGCAGACAGTGAATCTCACCATTAACCCAAGGGCGCAATTCCGCGCCTTCCTTGAAACGGTCGCCCGTTGGTCGGTGCTGGTTGCTCACCGTCGCGCTGGGAAGACGGTGGCCGTCGTGCAAAAGCTCATCAAGTGCGCCCTCACGCACAAAAGAAAAGGCCCGCCGCTTCGGTATGCTTACATCGCCCCGACTCGTGACCAAGCGAAAGACATCGCCTGGGCTTACCTGAAAGACTACGCCGGGAAGATTCCAGGAACGCAAATCAACGAGTCGGAACTCAAGATAACCTTTTCAAACAAGGCCGTCATTCGCCTTTATTCTGGCGAGAACTATGAACGAATGCGCGGCCTCTACTTTGACGGCGTGGTGAGTGACGAAGACGCGGACATTCCGCCGCAAGCCTTCGACTATGTGATTCTGCCCTGCCTTCTCGATTACAATGGCTGGCACTGCCGGATTGGAACACCAAAGGGAAAGAACGCTTTCTACAAGGCTTTCAACGCCGCTCAGTCTGACCCGGATTCTTTCGCGCTCATGCTCAAGGCTTCAGAATCGGGCATTTTGTCGCCGGAAGCCTTGGCGACGATGAAGTTAAAACTTTCCGCCGACAGCTATGCGCAGGAAATGGAGTGCGATTTCAACGTCGGCAGACCTGGTGCCATCTACGCAAAGCTAATCGAGCAAGCCTACGCGGAAAAACGAATCGTCGATTGCGCCATTGCTGACACGCTGGTGCATACCTCATGGGACTTGGGAGCGCCTTCCAATACCTCGGTTTGGTATTGGCAGGTTGTCGGGCGTGAGGTGCGGATTGTCGATTGCGACATCGGACTTCTCCCAAACGTAGAAACGGCGACGCAGCGGGTAGCGTGGATGATGCGCAAAGGTTACGCATTCGGGAAGCATTTTCTCCCTCACGATGCCGCTAGAACGGAGAACAGCGGGGCGACGATGGAGGGCGAATTAACCAAAGCGGGCTTGGCTAATGTCGTGGTCCTACCTCGAACGGTGGACGTTTGGACGGGAATCAATGCGCTCAAGGGGCTGTTTCCATCCCTCATTTTCCGCAAGCGTCAGTGTTTGCCAGGTATCGAAGCCCTCGAAGCCTACCATACAAAGGAAGTGGAAATCGGACGCATCATCTCAAACGAACCGGTTCACGACTGGGCAAGCCACACGGCAGATGGCCTGCGATACATGGCGGAGGCTTTTCAAAACGGGCTTATAAAGCTCGCGGCCCCGATGATCGACCGCATGCGGGACGATGACGACGAGCCAAGACGGCGCGGGCAGGCAAAATTCAGCTTTGTAGGCAGGCGATGACACCGATTCAGCAAATCCAAAATCTCTACGCTGGCCGCTCAGATATGGACTTCGAGCTGGAGCTTGAGGCGCATTTCGACTGCGGATACGTCGTTTCGACGCCAGAAGTTTTTGCGATGGCTCGACCAGTTCGGAGTAATTGGAGCGCGGAAAAGCTGCGGAATCCGTTCCTTGTGGAGCCACTACGAACGGCGGATTGCTGGTTCATTTGGGCACTGGCCGGAGATTTGAGCGTCGCTGTTCGCTGGCTGCCGTGTGAGCTTCCTCTGCTCGGATTTGCCCGGCGCGGTAAGGCGGTGAAGTTTGTGAAGGCTTCGGACCTGCTAAACAAAGCCCTTGCAAAATTGAAATGAGTTCCGCCTCGTTTTGGAATGCGGCAACCTTTCTTCCTCTCTTGGCCCTCGGTGGACGGCTCCCTTTTCTTCGGCGGTGGTCCTGACCCAGTAGCTCCTCCTGCTCCTGAGCCTGCTCCGGCGACTCCCGCGCCTGACACTGAAGAAGCCAAACGTAAAAACACGCTTGCGGCAAAACGTCGCCTTGGCGGCGTGGATGCCCTCAAGGGTAACGTGCTTGGCTCGATGGCTTCTCAATCTATGGGTAAATCGCCCACGCTTGGCGGTTCTGGCGGAGGTTACACTGGCGAAGCATGAACGAAGCGCCCACAGCACCAAAGCAGGGTAACGCAAAGGCTCTCAAGCTCACAGAGCGTTGGCAGCGAATGCAGGCTGATCGCATGCCGTGGATGACGCAATGGCAAGAAATCGCGGAGCTAATGGCACCTCGTTCTTCCGGCATCACGAGCAAAACAAATCTTCCTGGCACCACGCGGGAAGGAATGCTTTTCGACACCACCGCTGGCGACTCGCTGCAAATCATGGCGGGCGGCTTGATGTCCTGGATGATGCCTGCGAATGAACCGTGGTTTGGATTTGATCCAACGCGGGAACTTCGCGGCTCGGATCGTGTCAAAGCCTGGGCGCAAGAGTGCTCGGAGCTTGGTCGGGAATACCTCTCGAACTCCAGCTACTACACCGAGGCGCACGAGGACTTACTTTCTCACTGCGGCTTTGGAACATCGGCGCTTTACTATGCTGTCGAAGAGGGTGCTTTGCGCTTCGAGCATCTTCCGACAGGCTCCTACTGCATCGAAGAAAACCGCTTTGGCGTGGTGGATACGCTGTTTCGCGAATTTGAGTGGACGATTGAGGAATGCGCCAAGTTCTTCGGCAAAGAGTCGCTTTCGGTGAAATCCCGTGAAGCTCTCGGCGACGACAAGCGCAAGCTGGCGAAGATCAAGATTCTTCACGCTGTCTATCCTCGCCCGGCTTCGGAGCGTCCCACGGATGAGATTTCACGCATGGCAGACTGGGGAAAAGCCTTCGCTTCCTGCTATGTCGAGATCGGTGAAAAGCATACGCTCCGCGAATCTGGCTTCGACAATTTCCCGTTCAGCGTTGGCCGTTACCTGAAATGGACCGCTCTCGAAGGCAAGACAGCTTACGGCTACGGCCCAGGCTTTGCTGCTCTGCCTGACACACGGCAAATCAATTTCCTCCAGATGATGATGGATTGCGAGGCAGAGAAGCGAGTCCGGCCCTCAATGATCGCTGACGAACGCATGGAGGGCGACATCGTGCTTTCGGCTGGCGGCATCACTTACATTTCACAGGGCATGTTTGAACCGAAGCCGATCATGGTCGGCGGCGATTACAACGTCGGTCAAGATCGCGTCAAGATGCGCCAAGACGCCATCCGGGCAAAGTTCCACGCTCAACTCTTCAATATGTTCGAGGGCTTGGACGGCGTTCGGACTGCGACGGAAATCAACGAGCGAGCAGCGGAAAAAATCACGGCCATCACTCCGGCGTTCTCGCGCATCGCCAACGAGAAACATACACCCATGCTCCAGGGGCTGTTCTCGCAGTGGATGGAAGCTGGAATGCTGCCGATTCCTCCACCGGAAGCCGTTCAGCGAATCTCCGAGTTTGTCGGCATCGTGCCAAACCCGGCCATTACATTCTCGTCTCGCCTCGCTCTTGCCATCAAGAGTCTCCGCAACATCGACGCGGATAGGCATATTCAGCGCATCATGGCGATTGCTCCCCTTCGTCCCGAAGTTATGGAGCCGTTTGATTGGATCAAATGGGCGCGAGGCTCTGCTCGTGACGCTGGCGTTCCTACCGATTACATCCTCGACGAGGAAATCGTTGCGCAGAACATGGCAGCGAAAGCTCAAGCGCAGGCCGCTCAAGCTCAAATGCAGATGATCGAGCAGGGCGCGAAAGCACTCGGCAGCGTCGGCGGAGTTGAGGCTCTAAAAGGCGTCGCGGCATAATTTGACCACCACCATGCATGAAAATAGACACAAACCACTGGCTCGAAGGAGCCGTTAAACGTCCGCTTCCGGGCGGTTCTGCGATGAAAGTTCGTCGCTTCCTTGTAATTCACTTCACAAGCGGGGCGTCGGCTGAAAGCTCGATTAACTTCTGGAAGCAGCCAGCGGCCAAAGGTGCATCCGCTCATATCGTGATTGATCGTGACGGAACTGTGATTCAGTGCCGCCCATTCAACGTCACAGCCGGTCATGCTGGCGTCTCGGAATGGAAGGGCTTCAAGGGCCTCAACTCGTGCTCCATCGGTATCGAACTAGCGAACGCTGGCGACAACGTGGCGCTGGCGGCTCGCTACTCAAAGTTTGATCGCCTCAAGGCGCGGCATAAAAACGGTGGACCGATGGCTGGCTGGGAAGTCTATCCGACCGAACAACTCTCCGCATGCGAGGAGGTCGCGAAAGCTCTCGTGGCTCGATACAAGCTCGACGATGTGATCGGCCATGAGGACATCGCGCCAAGTCGCAAAAATGATCCAGGCCCGGCCTTTCCGATGGCCGCGCTTCGTGTCGCGTGTGGATTCAAGCCGGAGGTGAAGCCATGAGTGACCGCTCCAAACTCGACCTCGCCAAGCCGTTTGATCGCGGCAACGATCTCTTTGAATACACGTTCACAGAGGCAACAAACCGGCATCAAGTCCGCTCTGACGTTCTCCGCGCCTTCATTGAAGGGTTCAACTGCTTCAAGTTCAAGTTTAAGCACAAGGGGCGCAAGTTCGAGGATCGAATTGCCCTTCCGCATACCGCAGGGTTTGATGAGCGTGACGCCGTGGAGATGGCGGAATATGCCCACGACCGCTTCTTGAACACCGTCGCCCAACTCATTCAGAAATGACACCCGCCGAAGAAATCGAAGCCAAGCGCAAAGATCGCGCTGCCCGGCTGAATGACGCATGGGCAGACCTTGCCGCGTCGCCGTCCTTCAAACTTGTGATGGAAGACGCTCAAATTCATTTTGGCATGTTCAAAGAGTCTTTTCTGCCGACTGACAATTTCAATCCGCACGCTGCCGCACAGCGCGACGGGCAGAAGTCAGTGCTCGCCCATTTCGCCCGCCGACTCGCTCGCGGCGTGGCACTCACGGAAAATGAAGCCGTGAGCAAACCAACGAGCGCACTCTAAACCACCATGAACATTGAAATCAATGAAGCTCGCGTGTCAAAAGACGGCGAAGAAATCGGCATGATCCTTGGCGAGATTTGCTATCTCGAAGCCAAAGTCGGCCCTACTGTTAAAGGCGCTATCAAAAAAGCTGCTGGCGTTGATCTGTCGTTTGTTGTCGGCAATGCGCCCGATGAAAACGACACGGAAAACGACACGGAAGAAGCCAAAGACGTTGATGATCCTCCGCCATCGCTCGCCGACATGAGCGACGACGACCTCGCCGCCGAGATGAAACGACGCGGCCTGATTGTCGAAAGTCAATATGACGGCCACGACAAGCTCGCGAATCCTCCCGCCGTGGTTCAGCCTCCCGTGATTGAGCGCGATTTGTCCGCCGTAGAACGCCTTCACAAGCTCGCCGGAGAGGGCAAGATTCCGCAGCCTCCCGAAAAGCATCCAGCGATGGGCGACAAAGACCCTGCATACGTCGCATGGTTCAAGCAGCACGCCACGCCTGCAGAGATCGCCACACGCTACCCTGAAAACCGCCGCGTTCCTGTCACGGTGCGCGAGTTTGTCCAAGCCGAAGAAAGGCTGAAAGGCAGGCTTCCAGGCGAGAAAAAGGACACGAACAAAGAAAACGACTTCACCGATAAGGAGGACGCATAATGAAACTGAAACCACGATTCTTTCTCGAAGGTGAAGGCGGCGACGGCGGCAGCAATGGCGGAGGCGCTACGCTTCTAGGCGGGGCTGCTCCAAGTCCGGCACCTGCACCCGCTCCAGCTCCTGCACCTCAAGGTGATGGCGACGGCGCATCTTCTGCATGGGACTTCCGCAGTTCTCTTGACGACAAGGGGAACTTTAAGCCCGGCTGGGATGCTTCACTTCCCGACGATCTCAAGCCATCGGCTGCGGCTCTTGCCAAGTATCCGAACCCGCTGGAACTCATGCGCGGCCATGCCAACGCATCGAAGCTCATCGGCCAAAAGGCCACGCTTAAAGCTCCGGCTCCAGATGCTCCACCGGCAGAGGTCGAGAAGTTCAATTCGCAAATCCGCGAAGTCCTCGGCGTTCCCGCCAAGGTCGAAGATTACAAGCTCACAAAGCCGGAAAACCTTCCCGAAGGACTCACATGGTCCGACGACAAAGCTAAGGACTTTGCGACCCTGGCGCACTCGCTCAACATCCCGCCAGCGGCTGCTGACAAGATCGCGGCTTGGCAACTCACCCAAATGAGCGAGGCCGTGCAAAAAGGCCAAGGACAGATTGAAGCCTGGAAACAGTCGCAGGTGGTCGAACTGAAAAAAGACTGGGGCGCTGACTATGACGCGAACCTTGGCCTTGCCGCGAAAGCTGCTCAGGTCGCCGGTTTCGACATCAACGACGGCGAGCTTGCCAACAACGCCAAGTTTGTGAAGGCCATGTTGACCGTCTCGAAGCTCATCAAACCCGACGCTCTTGTCGGCAGCGATAAATCGACTTCTGTCATGGATGGCGCAGCACAAGCGGAAGACATTCGGCGCAATCCGAATAATCCTTGGCATGCAGCTTACATGGGCAAGGAAGGCCCGTCACGGCAGCAAGAGGCAGCTAACCTCATGGCGAGGCTGAAAGGCGTCAAAGTCGAATAAGCCGAATAAGCAAAGTGCATTACAAAAAGCCGGGGCCGAAAAGCTCCGGCTTTTTCATACCTGCGGAGGTGTTGGGAGTGGCATCCATCTAGCCGAATCGTATTCGCTGTATCCGTCTATTGGGCAGCTTGAGAGATACCAGCCATCCACATGCCAATGGATTACCGCTGGCGGGAAGTAGGTATTTCCATCGTGCGCCAGAATGTGCGTCCCATCTTTGGGCGCTGTCTCGATAGGCTGCCATCCTGGCGCGGCAAGCCTCACGATCTCGGAAACCTCGCTCTCGACCAGCGTTAAGCCGTGCTCGTTGTGGAGATGCGCCCAAAGGTCGTGCATCCAGGGTTTAGGGAGGGTTGGCGGCGGTTGTTGGTCTTGCATGGTCGTTGTGGTTATGTTTCAGAGGGTTTGATGGCTTCGGAGCATAGCAGTCCCGTTGCCGGGTAACTGCAAGCTGTCTGTTTCGTCGGGAATCAGGATCATCGCTTTGATGCTTTCGCACCGCTGAAAACTCGTCGCTCGGCTGTCTCAGTAGAACACGACTCAAATGCTT